GGAGATGAAGCATCCATTACTTCGTTGATACCAGTAGCATCTCTGATCATCCTGAGGTAGTGGTTATACAGGGCCACCAGCTCATTGATGTTTCTGATTGAGTTCTCAATAGATCTAACTGGTGGATTCTGGAAGCCGCCCTCTGGGTTTTTGCTTCTGTAGTAAAAGACCCCCGTCTGTTCGTAGATGTCTTGGATGTCCAGCGGCTGCAACTCTCCTCCTCTCCCAAGCTGCACGTTTTCAAGACCCTCGATGTCTACAATCAATCCATCTGGCTTTGCTTTTGCGATAGCCTGCTGCAACTTAAGGTGAGTGATCTGAAGAAGATCTGCAAATCCGATAACGCTAGAGACAAGACTCTTAGGCATCATTCTGCGCATGTTTACAGCGCATGCAGAGTATGACATTCTCGCCTTGGAGATGTCGTACATATTCTTCGGGATATTTGTCTTGAGACCGTAGTCAAAGAGAAGATTACACCCAAGTATATATTTACCCCCGTATATGGTAGCGTTCTCAATCTTGTATGGGGTTCTTTCGAACACCGAGTTCTTGGGATATTTGTAGGTCTCTCCCTTAAAGTAGAATCCCATATTCCCATAACGAGACTGCTTGTCCTCAAAGAACATAGGGTCAACAGAAACGAACTCAAAATCAAGCACCTCTACAGTAAACTCATCATACCCATACATCTCCTGCTGAGTGAAACGATCGTAAAAACGATCGAACATTCTGCTGGAGTTGTTACCATATCTGTGCTTGAGTTTTTGAGCTATGTTCTTGTAATCTTCTTCCGTAAATTGGTCCCCAGCTAATCTCTTCAACTCCTGGATAGTCATACGCTTCACATGACCTGCATACGAAATATCATTGAAAGTCGGATCGTCAGTATAGCTATGTATAAAGTTTACAGGATCAACGTATTCTTGAACGATACCATGTGCAGGATCATACTGTCTCTTTGTTACCGCAAGCCCAAGAGAAACCAGGTCGTTCACACATCTTCTGAAGATAGAGTCCTTGAATGAAGACCACTCAAGAGTAGCACTTAGTGCAATCTGAGCTGCGATTTCCGCATCGGTCTTTATGTTGGTGTCTATGAAGATTTCGGCCTCTTCTAAGCTGTCGGGGATCACAGTGGTGTCTATGGTTGACTCAACCCCATACTGCTTCATATCCATCAAGAATGGCTTGTTCTCGATCAGAGTTCTAGCCATGCGCTTCTGAGTATCCTTTTCGCTAGTAGACAATGGATCTACGGCGTCTACATTCGGATATGGGTCTTCAGAAAGAACGTTGTTTACTACGATTTTAACGAACTTAGGAATGATTGGAACTGGGCTCCAGTCAAGATTCAATAGTGTCCCGTCTCCGTTGTTTGGATCCAGAGAGTTCAGAATCTGCTTGTATATAGTGGTGTCTTGGACCCCGCTAGCGTAGTCTCTATTGCGTTCGAACTCCTTGTATCGCTTTCGATATATGCTCTGGTCATCATCCGTTCTTCCCCACTGGTTTTCAATAGCTTTAGCGTACTGAACACCGTACTCTTTGCTCTGCTTCATTTCTGAAGGAGCCAGAGGATCGGGAAAATTGTTTGATACCTTTCTTGCGTCAGAAGGGTGCATTTACACTTATTTTACAAAGCAAATATACAAACTTTCTAGGCGTTGAATTTATACCTTCTAAAGAACTTCTTTTCGTCAAAGTTAGTTCTAGGTTTTTCTTGTTTTATTTTTTGAGCCGCTAACAGAGCCAAACCACTACTGATGGTCAAGTCAAACTTGGTTCTTTTGTCTATCCTATAGCCAATCCAATCTTCAAGGGTTCTGTTGAAGTACATCTTCCCCATATTCCCAGTTTCGTAGTTCTCCCCAACATGCTCAAACACAAATGACTCAATCGCTTGTGCGTGGGCATGAATGATGTCTTGAGAGTTTGAAGGAATACCCTTTGTCTTTACCCCATCAGAATAGGCGCTAGTCTTTAGATGTTCTGGTCGATCCAGTACATACCCATCAAATCCCCTCTGTTCAAAGTACCTTACAATCCCGTATTTGTTGTTTTCTATAAGAAGAGGGTACCCATAAAAAAAGGAGCACATAAGCACGTCTTCGTAAAACAGTCTGGCTAAGTCTGGACGAGAGGCGTACTCAACCACAAACATGTTAGACGGGTGAGTGTCTGACATATTGAATTTGTTGAACATGTGCATAGCCCCTTTAGACCCACGGCCATCCACGGTTGCATCAAGGTCATACGAGTCAACCCCACCACACCCATACTGCTCAAACGGTGCGATAAGCTTTCCTTTGTCCTCTCTTCTTACGTTCTGAAATTCTTTCGGAGGTATCCAAGAAATCATGAATCGTCCCCTTTCATCTGGGACAAAGGCCACGGTCTTGTCTTGTTCTGTCCACACGAAATTCCCCTTCACCACGGGATTTGGGAATAAAGATTCGTTGTGTTCTATCTGCTGGTAAATCTTACCTACGTTAAATACACTACCAGAGATGCTGTCCCTAAACGCCTCGTCTTCCGTGAAAGGGAACTGCCTAGTAATCTCATTCATCTCCCTAGCGTCACCTCGGAATGATTCCCTCTCGTTCTTTAGGAACTGCTTTGCCCCCATAGTAATCATGCCACCATCAATAGACTCAAGTTCTTTTTCTGGGTTGTCTATGACGGCATTCCCGTAGCTATCGAAGAATCCTTCCAGAGCCTCAAACGCAGGAATGAAGATCCTGTAAAGGCCAGACTTAGTTCTTCCGTTTTGGTTCCGTACAGTCGGATCTGAGTCCTCCCACAACTTCTTGTACTCTTTCCCGCCTGCGCTCATCGGGTTTACAGTACTCCCAATCATAGCCTTACCGATCACCTTGTTACCGATGATCAAACAGGTGCGCTGGATCCTCCAAGCTTCTGTAATGTCTGATGGCGACTCCCATTTCCCAGCCTCATCTAAATAAAGCAAGTGGAGCTTCTCACCGTCATACGCGTTGTTGGTGGTGTTCTTCCAGTTTATGATTGTATCAAGCGCATCAGCTTCGTAGGAGATCTTGTTCTTCTTGGTGATCCTCTTAGAAGGCTCTCTAAACGCGAGTTCCACACGAGGGTTTGTGGTACCGTCTTGGATCGGCTTAAAAAAGAAAGGGTAGGACTTAAACATAGGAATTACCTTCTTCATGAAGATGTTTTCCTGTGCGTCCTTACCCGTCTTACTCTGTATGCCTATCGTCTTCTTCTTTACCTGAGTGCCTTCATCTACGATTATGGACGAGCATATGTTCGTATATCCAGAACGCCGACACTTTGTATAAAGCTGACCTAAACACCTGTCATCTGCTTCGCATGCAGCGAAGTGCAAGAATATCTCTCGTTGGAATGCTAAGTACTGTGGATAGCCTATGTCTAGCTTCGTCCACTGAAGCATCATATAATGCCTCCCCGTAATGTACGTAGGCTCACCGTTGTTATAAAACCAAACACCCTCACGCCTACGTCTAAATTCTTGCTCGATAAATGGAGAAAACTCCTCTCGAAATTCAGGGCCTTTCTCAACCCACTCGTCCATAGACCTAACCCGTAACAGTTCCTTAGGCAGATCCAATCTTCCCCACATCTGCAACTTTTTCGGTTGGTCATGAAAAAGTATCTCTGATTTGGGCGGTTGTTTTGGAAGTACAACAAGTAGCCCGTGGAGTTCAAGTACCTCACCTTCCGTGCCACGAGGACATATCTTAATAGCTTTATCCGCATAGCCTTTTATGCTTATCAGCGAAGACATTAGAAATGAACTTCAAGACAACTTATGCAACAAGGCTTTGATCCTGGGAACAAAGGCCCATTAGCATTCATCTCCTTACGCTTATAGTAGCGAGCGCTACGAGCAACATTTTGAGACGGGGAACACGAGGCGATTGCAGAAGCCAAAGCCACAAAAAAAAGAATCTTTTTCATTGAAGTGCGTTTTCTATTGCTGGGATCCAAAATTCATCTACTACTTTACTCCAGTTCAGCGAGCCGACAACAGATCTATGTACTGAGTCAGTATACACGCTTATGAAATCTGGGTTGGATACAAACATATCTATTATAGAGCATGCTTCGTCAACTGTTTCAAACTTTATTATTTCCTCAAAATCAGAGACTATTCCAACGTCTGTTGAAATAAACGGAGTTTTAGATGCAGCACACTCTAAAAACGGCATTGGCAATGATTCTGAGACACTAGTGCATATAACCAAGTCACAAGCCGAATAAATATCAGAACCGCATTCAATATCTTTTCCCCATATTATCTGTGCGTTTAACCCAGATTTTTTTCTTATCTCGTCAAACATTCCAAATCTTTTTACGCTTTCGTATGAGTCATAAAAAGATCTTGACGGCCTGTAACATATTCCACATGTTTTTATTTCTTTTATATTCCTTTTGTTCCAAAAAGAGTCATCAATACCTATAGGAAGTACACTACACTTGACACCATATCTTTCAGAAACAGATTTAGACGTCTTTTTTGAAACGGAATAAACATTGTATTTTCTTATAGAATCATGTAAGTCTTCATCAAAATGACTGTCTTTTAGCTCAATCGGATCGTGATGAAAGACTGGCATTATTTTAGTTTTGCTGTTTATTTTGTGTCCTATTTTTTCTAAGTTAATTATACTTGAGTCTGAAATAACAACATCAAAAAATCCTCCAACAGCAAACTTAACGTTAGCAGACTTTGACCAGTCAATTATGCAAACATCATACTTGCTTGACAAGTACTTCTTTAGAAAGAAGTTTATATTTCCAAGTGACCATGATTTTGGTCCTAATAGAGCTATTTTTTTCATGACTTAAAGCCTATGGCCTTTGATGTTATAGGAAGCTGATCAGTGAATATGGCTTTAATAACCTTTGCTACAATCTGAATCTCCAGCTGCGCATGTTCATCATCTCTGACATCCAAGAAGTGAATCCAAGAACGAACACTCCCAGTCATATGGATCTTAGTCTTTGTGGTCATAGGCAAGATCATCCGAGCAGTCTCTCTAGATACCCCACACTCGATAAGGTTGTTGTATAGCTGCTCACAAGCCGCAAGTACCATCTTAACCTTGCTGTCTAGAATAGAGTTCTCTACTGGCTCTGTAGATGACTGTCTGTTGTTTGTAGCCTGATAGCGCAACTCAACTGGCTCAAACATCTCACCAAGCTGATTAACGTCTTGGTACCTCTGGCTAAACTCTTGAAACGTAAAGCTCCTATGCCTAAGAAGCTGTATAGCAACAGCTTTGCTAGTTTCGATCTCGAACGTAAGGTAGGAGTGCTCGAATGGAGACCAGTGCTTATGAAGCACGAGGTACTTTATGAGCGACTCATAATTCTCCTTCTTATTCTCGCGAGAGCTAGAAACGCGGGCAACTTCGACGATATGCCTTTCAGCATCAGGTGTGATGTTAAGCAGTTTGACCTTCATTTGAATTGAATTGTACCCCAACCAGGAATCGAACCTGAATTATTCGCTTAGAAGGCGAAGGCTTTATCCGTTAAGCTATTGGGGCAGTTGCAGTCAGGGCGGGATTCGAACCCGCAGCCGCTCGGTGAAAACCAAACACTCTACCAGTTGAGCTACCTGACCTGAAGGGATTACGCCTTTCTTCTGTCGGGAACTACAGCGTTCAGGACAGAATCAACGAGTCCAAAGACTTTGTTGTCTCTCTCCGTAGGCGTGAGGTTCACAACGACTTTCACCAGCACCATGAGTGCCACGAGGATCTCCATAAGATTTCCAAGCGTTACCCAGCTGGTTTCAGCGACCGCTTCGTTCGGTGCTTCTACAACAACTGCTGCGGTATCTGCAACAGCTGCGATGGTATCCACTGCCGCTGGCAGCGAATCAACCACAGTTACAAGGGTGTCTAACATATTTTTGAGGGTTTCCGTTTTACTTACTGTTTCTCTTTGCTGGACGATTGTTAGCCCTGTTCTTCGAGGCGCTAATGTAACCAGAGATTACTCCCTTGACGTTATGAGCTGCGTCTTTTTTATCACCGTTCCCATAAGTCCCGTTCTCTCTGTTGTATTGATTGAGCTCGGCTCGGTACTTCTTGGCCGATTCAGACTTCCCGTATTTCTTGTACTCCTTTTTGTAATCCCTATTTGCCATGTGCAAATCTAAGTAATTTAATCTAGTGAATACCAGCCTTCACCCCTTAGACCGTCGATCTGCATAAATGCCCTGTCATACATCTTTCCAACGTTCTGTAAACTATACTTTTCTCTAGCAGCTTTAGCTATAGATCTTCTGTTCATATGCTTGCTAGCCTCGACGGCATCCATCCATTCCTTAAGTGTCTTACATCGGAATCCATTCACTCCGTGATCAACAGTCTCCGAAAAAGCCCCGTAGTCCGTGGTGATCAACGGGGTGCCACAAAGCAATCCTTCTACTCCAGCGCCTCCAAATGGCTCTATATATTTGGTTGGCATAAGCTGGCACACAGCGTTTCTTATGAACTCGTTTCGCTGCATGCCCTTCAGAACACCTACATATTCTATGTTCTCGTGTAGGTACGGAGTGGGGTCTCCCTGACCAGCAACCTTTACTGGGAGGTCGCAACGGCGAGCAATCTCCAGAATAGTATCAAGCCCCTTTATATCACCGATCCTCCCCATAAAGGCTATGTATTTACCTTTAGAATAGTTTGGTTCCCACTGATCTAAGTCGTAATAATTTGGAATTACGAAGTTGTAGTTCAATCCGTGAATTACATCGTCTTTCCCATGCCAGTAATGAAGCTTGGCATAGCTCTCAAAAATCTTGAACGTGCCGTTAACTACGTCTGGATAACCAATGCCCGTCTCTACATGACTATGAGAAGGGAACATAGACACATAGCTTGCGTGAGCAATTCCGAATGGATGGCATATGATGTCACCAGGACGCAGGTTATTTACAAGAGCTGGGTATAGCCTTTCTTCAAACAACCTGTGATGATCGCTCCCAACAACAGCGTCATTCCCATAGAACTCCTCGTCTTTCTTTTTTGAGATCATAGAAAACAACTCCTCTTGAGTAAGCATAACGTGCTTCTCGTCGGCAGTGCTTTCAGAACCTTCGTTAGAGTATTCGATGACGGTGTATCCCTGCATCTGCATCATCTTCGGAAAGCGAAGCGCCTTCCCAGTAAATGCACAGTGCGAGTGATCGTCAGAATGTACCGTATGAAATATGCCAATCAAGTGAAGCCTAGGCTTGGGCTTACTTGGAGAATTTTTCTGCGAACCCCGCAGAGTAGTCAGTTTTTTCAGCAATTTGTCCATTTGAATTATATTCGTTTATCATAGTCATGAGGTTATCCCTCTCTTTGATCAGCTCCTTGCAGTCTATAGCCGTCTGCTTAATAGCCGAAAGTTCTGCTTTCCTAGCAGTCCCATTCAGCTCCTGATCCACTGGCTTCTTAACCTCTTCGATCATATTGTCTATAGCCACCTCCATAGCAGTTATAAGACGTTCAGAGGCTTCTACCGTACTAAACTTATACTTGCTCTTTGACATACAAAAGATCTTCTGTTCTTACGCGAAAATACTTCTCGCCGTCAATATCCACCTCATAGTCGTGATTCTTTTTGAAGCCCACGATGTCTCCCTTCTTAACACCCATGTCTTGCAAATCTTCGGAGTCAAAAGCTACAATACCGTTTATATATGGTCTCTCTGTAAGCTCTACCGTTTCGATTATTTCGCTTAGCTTAGGAGCCTCCTCCATATACGGGGTAAGAAGAGACCACCCCTTCATTGGCTTTACCTCACCAGTTTCCTTACTTTTGTGGGCGATGGCTTGGTTTTCTGTAGCCCTAGCATCGGAATACCTAACCAAGTACAGATCTTCCCCGTACTGCATCTTCTGCCCACCGTTAATTACTACGTGATGATGAAAGTAAATCGTATCGCCCTCCTTTACGCCTGTATTGTACTTGAGAGGAACGGCAACAACTTCTCCGCTGGTTTTCCTATGTGAAAACTCATCGTATTTGGGATCCACGTATAGTTCCAAACCGTTGACCACGATTTTGTCATTGAGCCGTTGTGGCACAAAGACGATAAAGTCCTTAAGAGAATTCATTGTATTAAAAGTTCAAGTCAAATTCTATTACGACTGGGAGGTCTTCTATAACCTTCCAGACTGTGAGTGAGTTATCTTCTTTTATGTAGATAAGGTATCTGTTAGAAGAAAGCTCCTCGTCTTTAACTATAGTGTGCAC